TGGGTTCAGTATTTTGTTCCATTAGAAATTGACTTCTTTTGATTAAAATTGATCCTGTTCATCTGCCATACGGTCGATTGATTCACACAGTGTAGACAATGCTTCCCAGGATTCGGTATCCAAAGTTATGGTATTGGTCACATGTTTGAGAAGGATTTTCTGAAGTTCAACAATTTCTTTCTGTGTAAAGGTTACATTTACAGTAGCACCTTGTTTGTAAACTTTAATGAGTGTATTAGCCATTAGTTTAAATTTTAAAAATTTATATGAGCGAAATTAAAGAAAAGTTATCAGCGGACCAAATCCGCGAAAAATTAATTGAAAAGCTTACTCCCAGTGGGTGGGCTGAGTTTCTGAGAGGATTTCTTAAATCGGAAGATTTCCACAGTATAATAGGATTTTTGATGCAAGAAGTCGAATCAGGTAGAAGATTCACGCCTGCTTTGAAACAACTTTTCAGAGCATTTGAAATGTGTCCTTTGGATAAAGTAAAGGTCGTGATGATTGGACAGGATCCGTATCCACAACCTACAGTTGCTGACGGTATAGCTTTCAGCTGCGGTAACACAGGTAAACCTGAAGCTAGTCTACGGTATATCCTCAATAGCATTGAAACTACCGTTCCTTTTGAGGATAAAGCAGTTGTGGATGATACCGACCGCTGTGACCTATCCAGATGGTCCAAACAAGGTGTACTGATGCTTAATGGCGCGTTGACTACAGAGGTCACCAAAACCAATAAACACACTGACATATGGAAACCATTCTTGGAGTATGCCATTGACATGTTGAATTTTAAACAGTCAGGACTTGTATGGGTATTGATGGGTAAACAAGCACAGTCATTTGAAGGTATTATTGGAGAACACCACAAAGTCTTTACCACTACACATCCAGCATACGCTGCGTATTTGCGCGCTCATGAATGGGATTGTAATGATGTCTTTAACAAAATAAATAGCCAATTAGTTGAGTTAAAGAAAGAAAAAATATTGTGGTAAATTTTGAAAGTTTAAATTTATTAATTAGATTCGTACAATGTCAAAATCACTGAAAGAACAAGGCTTCATTCATATTTCAGAAGCATACGACCAAGCGGTCGGATACATACAAAAACGTAAAAGCGGAGATATTAAAAGCATCAAGACCCCGTGGCAGAAGTTCAATGAGGTATCAATGGACGGTCTGGAATGGAACAGTCTTACGGTTATTGCTGGACGACCTGGTAGTGGTAAGACACTTATAGGTAGTATGATCAGCAGGGAAGCATTCAGGTTGAATCCTGAACAGAACTTTTGCGTATTGGACTTTCAGTTCGAGATGCTTGCAAGAAGCATAGCATTGCGTGAAATAAGCGGTAGTACTGGAATCAACGTAAGACGATTATCTAGCGTTGGTGGAATAGCATCTACCGAAGACATTGACTCAGCTATAAAATATTGTAATGAAAATAGACATAGAGAGATATACACATACGAAAGACCTCTGGATGTCGAAGGAATGAGGAACAAGATAGAATCGTTTTGCAATTCAGTTAAGAAACCTGTACTTATCACATTGGATCACAGTCTTTTGATAAAGAAAAGCGCCAGTGAGAAGGACAGGATAGAATCCTTATACAACTTAGGGAACATGCTTGCTGAAACCAGAAGACAATTACCTGTCTGTTTCATCGTATTGAGTCAGCTTAATCGTGATATCGAAACAGTTGACCGCATCAAAAATGCAAGCATAGGTAACTTCGTTAAGGATAGCGATATCTTCGGAGCGGACGCATTGCTGCAATTCACTGATATTCTTATTGGTATTAACAGACCTGCAAAGTACGGTATCACGGACTACGGTCCTCATAAGATACCAGTGGACATCAACACCCTTGCGGTACATTTCCTCAAGGTTCGTACTGGTGACCCTGGTTTGACTATGTTCAGAGCTGACTTTGCAAAAAGCAAAATTCACCAAATATTCTAAAAAATGGCTAAAACAAAAGTTCAGAAATCAGCTTGGCAACAAGCAAAAGATCTTGTAGAAGATTATGCAATCAAGGATTTGAAAGAAAACTACGGCGTCGAAGCTGTAATCGCTCAGATCACTCCTAAGACACATAGGGGTAATCCTGACCACGTATTACTGTTCGGTCATGAGTTCTCCAAGAACCTTATTTACATTGTCTATAAGAACCAGTACAAATTATTTTCCAATGAGCATGGAGAGATTGTAGACAGTCCCCAGTACTTCATGATTGACAAGGAAAAGGTTGCACAGAAGGTTTCCTCTGGACGTTACACCAAAGCACCGTCAGGTACTGCGAGTGACGAATCGTGGGAATTTCCTTTGGAGGATATGATAAAACTCAGACCTTTGCAATCTATCGAGGATACAGTAGAGGAAACGATTGAAGATGATACTGACCAGAACATCAGTTCATTGACCATTCGTGACTTTTATGCTATAATCCAGAATAAACCTGTCAGTGGTAAACAATGGTTAAACCGTATAATCTCTAAAAACAATGTCAGAAATCAAGATTGAACTGCCTTTGTCACCTGTCAAAGCGTTGACAAAATCACCTAAGGAATTGATAATCTTCAGTAAACCCAAAGTGGGTAAGACAACGCTGTTGTCAGGTTTGAAGGACTGCCTCATTCTTGATTTTGAGAATGGTACCGATTACATAGAAGCAATGAAACTGAAAGTCAAGAGTGTAGAAGAACTCAAGGCTATCGGTAAAGCCATCAAGGAAGCTAACCATCCTTATAAGTACATTGCAATCGATACCGTAACCGCATTGGAGGAGTTCTGTATTGCTTACGCTGAGGATTTGTATTCCAAATCAAGCGTAGGTAAGAACTGGTTTACGGAAGGTAAACCTAAATACGGAACAATCATCAATATGCCTCAAGGTGCAGGATACCAATGGTTACGTACAGCTTATACCAAAGTCTTGGATTTCGTAAGAGGTCTGGCTCCTAGAATCATTCTAATGGGTCACGTAAAGGATACCATTTTGGAAAAAGCTGGTAACGAGTTCAATAGTCTTGATCTCGATCTTACAGGAAAAATAAAGCGTATAACCGCTAGTAATTCCGATGCCATTGGTTACCTTTACCGTAAAGGTGACAGCAATATTCTCTCATTCAAAACGAATGATGAGATATCGTGTGGTGCCAGACCGCAACATTTAAGGAATCAAGAAATTGTCGTATCCGAATCAACGGATGCGGGAATAATTACACATTGGGATAAAATTTACATTGACTAACTAATTAAAATTAATTGACATGTTTAGCAGCAAAGAAGCAGACAAAAAGATGGGTGGTACACCAGGTACTCCCAAAGTAATTCAACCAAGCAACGTCGTTGCAAGAATCCTTGACATTAAATTGGAGGTTCCACCTTATGATTCCTCCGCATACAACCTGATTCTTCATTTGGAAACAGAACCACTAGGTGATGATTTTGAAGGTTTACCAATCAACAAGGACATGCCTGAACTAGGTAATCATGCTGGTCAGGTAGCTCGTGTTCAATCACAGCAATATTCTTACAGCGATTATACCAACAAAGAAGGTCGTTTGACCACCAAGGAAGACATGATTTTCCGTTGGTTATGGAACTTTGCCAAGGAAATCGGAGTTGCTGATATCCTAAAAGAGAAAGACATTCAAGGTTCCACCATACAGGAGTATGTAGATAATGCAAAAGCATTCATCGTAAGTAAAGACCGCTGGATTAATTTCTGCATTGCAGGTTCCGAGTATGAAAACAAGAACGGATATATCCAACACCGTTTATTCCTTCCTAAACCTGAGAAAGGTTTGCAAGCTTATGAGTTAGTGCGTGTAGGTGTTGAACCGAAACGTTTGATCAAATTTGATGAGTCTCAACACATCAAGAAAAAGAAGTCCGAAACCGGTAGCGATTTGGACCTTGACTGATAAACTGTTGTTGCCACGTGATAAGGGGGATGCTTTTATATCCCCCTTTCACTAATTTGTATCATATGTTCTCAAGTAGAAAAGCGGTATTCACAAAGAAGGATGTCCCTAGTAAATGGATATTCGAACATTATCTCAACCTACCTTGTAAACTAAGCGGACAAGATGTCAAAATCAACAGCATATTCAATCCTTTGGATAAGAATCCAAGTTTTTTCGTGTACCTTAACCGAAATTACAACGACTATGCCTTCAAGTGTTTCAGCACTGGCGTTGCTGGGGATGGAATCACTCTTGTCAAACTTATTTACGGACTTGATTTCAGTGGCGCACTTGACAAGATAATATCCGATTACAAGGAATATCTTGAAAAGACAGGTGAGGATTATCAACCACCTATCGTAGTGCAGGAGAAATGGCGCATAAAAGAAACAGTCAGAAGGAACTGGAACAAAGCCGATGCGGACTATTGGAGTCCGTACAACATAGGTAGTGACCTGTTGAACAAATACAATGTAATCCCGTTGGGGTCATACACTATGAACCGTGGAATGGAGGAATGCACACGCAACTGTTCCAGCGGTAAGGTGTATGCATACTGCACCAGGGATAAAGTCTACAGGACATACGAACCTATGAATACTGAGAGGAAATTCATGACATTCATGAACCACGTACAGGGATGGGATCAGGTAACTGGTAAGTCAACGCTGTTCATCTGCAGCTCCCTGAAGGACGTGATGTCCATGGATTCCCTTGGAATTGATGCAGATTTCATTGCACCCAGCAGTGAAAATGCAAACATTGAATCCATAATCGAATGGGTCAATGAATATCCGAATAAGTATGTTATATTTGACAACGATTTCACAGGTGTCCGCATGATGACCCAGTACAAGGAACGTTATGGTATTCCGTACATACATCTTGAACTGAGTAAGGATCTGAGCGATTCCGTAAGGGATCACGGCGCATCGAAGGTGAAATCAATTATAACATCATTAATGTAATGTCAACACCCAAATTGTTCTTCATACCAGGAGCCGTCCCTTCAAGCAAGAACAGCAGGGTGATGACAAGGAGTGGTCTTTTTATCGCAAGCAAAGCGACACAGAAGTATCGCAAATCATCTGCAGCATATTGGTCAAAGCATAAACCCGAATTTCAATCGGTTATTGCTGAAATGACCAAACCTATAATCATAGGAATGCATTTCGTCAGAGCGAGTCGTCACAAGTGGGATTTTATCAATCCTGCACAAACGATTCAGGATGAAATGTCAAAAGCTGGATGGATTGACGATGATAACGTGGAAGAGATACTCCCCGTACCACTTTACATAGACGGGAATCCTTGGAGTTATGACAAGGAGAATCCTGGCGTGTATATTGCAATCCTCGACTCTTTTTGTACGGAGATCGATAAACCAAATCCAGATGAAACCATTTCTAAACATTTATGAAATTGACCTCGTAGACAGGTTAAAACTAGAAGACGAGTTCTTCGCACAAGGGTTCCTAATGTCCTACTCAGGATTGAACCGACTCTTGTATAGTCCTGGTGCTTTCTATCAGCACTATATTCTCAAACAACGAGAGGATCAAACCGACAAGGCGATGGCTGAGGGTAAACTCATCCATTGTCTGCTTTTGAATCCTGAAAAGTTCGAAGACGAGTTCGTCGTATTACCCAACAGTTTTCCAAGTGACAATCCAAAGCGTGTGATAGAACGTGTTCATGCGCATATCACCGAAACCTATCCACAGATAGAAGATGTCAGGGAGACAATGCTTCCATATCTTACAAACGTACAGAATACACTCCTTGACATACTCAAGGACGAGAACCTGCATCAGACTCTTAAGACTGACCAGCAGCGTTTGGATCGTATGCTTACGGAGAAGAACATGGAGTACCTTGATTTTCTATTGAAGAGGAAAGGTCGTACGGTAGTGGAAAAGGACATGGTCACATTCGCCGAAAGGGTGCGTGAGACATTTAGCAACAACGTAACCATGCGTAAACTCATGGGGATGAACAATCCTGTTTCCATGAGTGTACACAATGAAACAGAACTGGTCATGTTTTCGGATTATGAATTCGGAATACGCGGTATTATTGATAATCTGGTAGTAGACCATGATCAGAAAGTAATACGCGTCAATGACCTTAAAAAGACGTCCAAACCACTCGCACTATTCGGTGAGACCGTGGAGTATTACAAATACTGGATGCAAGCGGCCATCTACAAGATGATCGTGGACAATGTCAAACAAACTACATACGGAGTGGATTATCCCGTTGAGTTCAGGTTTCTTGTCGTTGATCCGTACATGCAAATAGCACCTGTAAAAGTGTCGGAAGAGACTATGTCAAAGTACATGGAAATGACAATCAATGCGTTGAATATGGCAAATCGTCACTTTCAAAACAAGGATTTTACTTTGCCCTATCATGGTCTTACATTTGCTGAGTCGGATCATCAAGAATTCCTTTTATGACAGAATCCAGAATCAAAAAACTCTATAATCGGTACTTTCAAAAGTCGAAGACATTCCTGGTTCCCATACTGGGAATCAAACGTGACTCAAAGTATCCATTCCTCAATTCCTATGTCGAGTGGAGAGGCAAGTACAAGATCGGTGATCAGAAACTGATACTCACGTTTGAAAAGAAGTATGATGATCCTCAATGGGATGAGTATCTTTTGACAAAGCTGATGGGAAGCAAGATGTTCAATGAATACCATGAACTGGAAGACGATCTCATCGCTGTTTCATTTGACCTGCACTGCATCGAACATGATTACCGTTGTTTCATAAACGGTACTTATAGTCTGATGAGCAGGTTGATGAAACAGAAGATCCGTGATTACTACGGAGTAGAGACTCCCGAATGGGTATATATGGAGACTTTCTTGTTTCCCGCCAGATTCACTAAATTGTACAGCACTTTATTGGATGTTGACGAGGAACATATTAAATTCACGGGCGAGTTATGCGACAAACCGAACTTACAATTAGAAACACTTAAATTAAAAGAAAATGCAAAAATCAATGATGTGCATCCACTCATCGTGGAACAAGGGAAAGACCTTTAGGATGATACCCGTGCATGTAGATTGTCCTTACAATGAAGTGATTTATGATAAAGATCAGCATGTATTGGCGGTTATTAGTAAGGAATGCAAGGAAGCTTTCCAGCTTGTACCTAAGATGACTGAGAAAGGAGACGTGAGTTATCTCAGAGGACCACGTGAAAACGGTAAGAATTATGCGGAAGAACGTCGCGTATTGGATACATGGTATGAATACTATGTGGAGAGTGCGGATGATATCGAAGCCTTCATGGAGTACTTCATGATGAATACCGAGTTTGATTACAAGCAATACATGCAGTCAGAGCCTGTAATACCACCTGTGAACATATGATAAGACACTGGGTTTATGACCTGGAGACCCTGGTGAATTGTTTCATCGGGGTCTTCGAGTCTTATGAAGGATCGCAGCGTAAGATCTTTATCGTACATCCTCTGAAGAACGATATGATGGAGCTATTGCGTTTCCTGCATGACTGCAAACGTGAGAAAACATGGATGTTCGGGTACAACAACATAGCGTTTGACGCACAGATACTCGAACATATTCTCAAGAACGGGGATAACCTGTTACTCATGTCCGCAGAAGACGCCGCACATGATATCTATCAGTATGCGCAGAAGGTCATATCCAAGATGAACAGTGGAGAATTTTCGGATTATCCTGAGTGGAAGCTGAGTATGCCACAAATAGACATATTCAAGCTGAACCACTGGGATAGTGAAGCTAAGAAATGCGGACTCAAATGGGTGCAGTACAGCATGGATTGGTTCAATGTAGAAGAAATGCCACATGAACACTTCAAGCCTGTACATGGTATGGAAACCTTGAACAGAGTGGTAAGCTATTGCATCAATGACGTATCCAGTACCAAAGCCATATTTCTTATCGAGGACATGAAAAAGCAGATAAACCTGCGTGCTAAACTCAGTAAGGAGTATGGTCTTAGTTTGCATTCAGCCAGCGAACCGCGTATCAGCAAAGAGATGTTCATCCACTTCCTTAGTAAGAAGCTGGGTACGGATAAGAAGTCCATAAAAGGACTCAGAACGATCCGCGACAAGGTAGAACTCAGGGATATAATTCTTCCTTACATACGGTTCCAGACACCTCCGTTTGCAAACATGCTGGCATGGTTCAAACGACTGACTGTTACCATAACCGAAGGAAAGATAAAAGGTCCACAACATCTGATGAAAGCTTACGGAGTAGATACTGTCTACGCCTTAGGTGGTATTCACGGTTGTACCAGTCCAGGTATCTACGAGTCAAACCAGACTCATGTAATAGTGACGGCAGACGTCACTAGTTTCTATCCAAACCTTGCTATCCGTAACAAGTGGTCACCTGCGCACATACCCCAGGAAGAATTCTGTGAACTGTATGAATGGTTCTTCCAGGAGCGTAAGAAGTACGGCAAAAAGGATCCATTGAACTATCTGTTCAAGATTATCCTTAATTCCACATACGGTTTGAGCAAGAATAAACACAGCTTCTTATATGATCCAGAACTGACTTTCCGCATTACTGTGAACGGTCAATTACTATTGAGTATGCTTTATGAGATGGTGATGCTTGAAATACCTGAAGCTGAACCACTTATGCAAAATACCGATGGTCTGGAGTTTCGCATACCTAGAACTGAAACAGAAAGGTTTCAAAAGGTATGCAAACAGTGGGAGGAAATGACCAGTCTGCAACTCGAATGCGACACATATCATAAGATGGTGATCGCTGATGTAAACAATTATATTGCCATATACGGTGGTGACAAGGAACCTAAGTCGAAAGGCAGGTTTGAATGGAAGGATCTCGCCCTTCATAAGAACAAGAGTTTCCTTGTAGTCGCCAAAGCATTACATGAGTACTTTGTAAACGGCGTAAAACCCGAAGATTACCTGGAGGCAAACAGGAACATCTTTGATTATTGCGGCGGTGTCAAAGTACGGGGTGAATGGTATTTGACAAGCAAATACATCAAAAACGGTAAGTATTATCAAGACAAGCTCCAGAAACTTGTCAGGTATTACATATCGGAAACAGGTGTGAAGCTTACCAAATGCAATCCAGACGGAAGAGAGATACAGCTTGAATCAGGACACTGGCTCCAGACAGTGTACAACAAACATGAGGAACGTCCTTTCGAGGAATATGGCATAGACAAAAGATATTATCTGGAAAAGATATACCAGGAAATCGCTAATATTGAAGGTAGCAAACATAAGCTTCTTCAAACAACATTATTCTAATGAGTAAGAAAACAATAATCGACAGGGTCGTTGAACAGATCATAGACGACATTTGCAACTATAACGATACGGCGGCACTGGAAGAATTTCTGGTGCTGCTGTACTCGGAAAAGACACATCAATTCTACAAAGGTTACATTCCTGAAGAGGAGTGGAAGGATTACAGTGATTTCGATGATGAAATCAAAAGTTATTCATAAGCGGAAGGGGAGTGTCATAGCATGCTCCCCTCAACCGCATCCGTAATAACATGGAAGAAGATAAATTCTTTACAAAATCAAAACTCAAATCCACAACCAATATCATAGAAGCATGGGGAATGATGCGAAAACATTATGATGCCCTCTGCAGGATAACCCATAGGGAACTACCCCATGAGGAGTACATGAAGTTGTGGAGATACCGCAGGACTGTTTTGGAATACATAAGGTATCTTGAGTCATTGCCAGCGTTAGTTGTAGTATCCGATGACGAAGATCCAATCTATAAGAAACAGAAGAACAAAGCTTGCTCACCCATGCAATACATAGGACCATGCGTAGCGATAGTAACGACAATAGAAACATATGGTGGGTCTGGTTCCTGATAGCATTGTTTGTTATCGGGTTCTGGACTTTCATCATATGGTTATTAACCAAATAATATGGAACAGATGACAACAGCTGACCTCATTGTAAAGACCTGCGATGAGCTGAAAGAATTATTACTGGATAAGAACCAGAAATACGGGGACGCCGTACATCAGTCAGGTCCGCTTTTCGATATAGATCCTGTAGTAGGAATACAATCCAGGATCAATGATAAGTTACGAAGGATACAGAATTCTGGTCTCACAAAGGATACGGAAGACAGTCTCACCGATTTGATGGGGTACTTCGTGCATTTGAAGATTGCAATCAATAGGAAAAAAGAAACCCCCATCTATTAAAGACGGGGGTCCCAACCCATAATCAAACAACCACCCAAACAAATCAGGGTATTCTTACTGCTCCAATGGAGTTAGTGGTCTGGTCATGGTATAAGTATGTACCAGTTGTAGCACCAGGAGCTATGATCACAGCAGCCGCAGCCGCATAATTCAAGTATGAAGGAAGACAGTTATTGGAGATGATGGTGGAGTTAGGAATTGCATTGTTAGCTCCAGCACCATTACCAAGGGCAAGTACATAGTTCACAGTGTTGGTTTGAGCAGCACCTGAACCAAGTGCGACAACAAAGTCTCCAGTGTTAGCAGCACCTGCAAGTACACCCATTGCATGAAGTTTGTCTCCAGTATTGGCATTACCTGCGCTCTTACCTATCGCCACCACGTCGATTCCAATGTTGTTGAATCCAGCACCTTGACCAATGAGGATGGCATCAGCACCTGTCTGGTTCTGACCTGCATTTTCACCAATGGCAATCGCATCATCAGCAGTATTACCTGAGAGTGCATTGTTACCTATGGCAACCACATCATCACCTGTGTTGGTTAAAGCTGCACTGTTACCAAGTGCAACCACATCAATTCCACTGTTTCCACTAGCTGCATCAGAACCAAGTCCGATTACATCACTAGCACCTGTGTTGGCTTCACCAGCGTCAGTACCAATGAAAAGAAGACCATTTGCAATGTCCTGTCCTGCTGCAAGTGTATCTTGAATGTTGCAACATGCAGCAGTAGGATTATTATAGACAAGATCTGCAAGAGCTGGAATGGTGGCAGGAGCAGTTGTAATCCAAAGATTATTTGCGGGATCAACAATTGCAGCAGCATCAACTGTAGGATCATTACCAAAATCTACAGTTTGAAAGTTCCAAATATTCTCTCCTACGTTTCTAAACTTGTTTTCATAAATAGAATTGGGTAATGTTGGTGTAGTAGGATATTGAGACTCAATATTGATATTTCGTAACTCAATTACAGGTGCTTTTCCAGGTGTAGGATTTGGATTTGGACTTTCTACATTAATTAAACATGCATTTAATCCTCCAGGACCAGCAATTGCAGTAATCGATTCAATTATAAATCTGACATTTGTTGGTGTACCCCCATCATTAGCTAGATATGTAACCAAAGCCTTTTGCCATCCAACATTACCATTGCCTCCAACAGCAGTATTGTAGACCATTACATTAGATACTTTGACTACTCTTGCAGTAGTCACATTTACAACGATACCTTCACCAAAAGTTGTTAAACCACCTCCATCAGCTCCTGTTATATATACATGGTCTATTTCAATGCATTGTGCGTCATTTACTCCTCCATCTACTACCTGAATAAGAGCTGTAGGACTAAGAGTATTAATGATGAATACTTGGGATATTTGCAAGTTACTACTTATAGCATTAACACTATTCACCCATCCACCTGGAGCTATACGTATTCCATAAGTGGCAACAGACTTGAGTCTTATATTTGTTACTGTAGAGTTAGGACAACCTTCCATCCTAATTCCAATATCAAAATTCTCAAGAGCAATGTTTTCAATATTACAATTTGTAGAAGCACCTAAACTAAGAAATGAATAACCACTTCCTTGCCATACACCAGTGCCTCCATCAGCTATGAAGTTCTTTACGGTAAATCCATTTTTAAAATAATCTGGTCCATCTACAAATTGATCTGTTGGATATCTAACAAACATATCAAACTGGGTATTAACCGCTTTATTGATTGTTGCACCATTTCCATCAATCAAAAACATATAAGGCTGAAGATTTGCTGGTCCAGTTGTTGGAAGATCTATACCTCTAGTCAACCAGTATTTCTTTGGTTCAAAGGTCAAAGATGTACCAGCAAGTCCAGCAATTCCATTTCCTGCGGCACTATCCTGCATAAACTTCATTGCATACCTGATAGCTGTAGTATCATAGTTATCAGTGGTGAGTGCAAAGCCTGGTCCATACCAGGAATCAAGTTGTAGCTGACTTACACCTAACTGAGCATAGGTATTAGGAATGCTTACACTGTTTTGACATCCAAACCAGCTTACTGAGATTGGACCATCAAATGAGCGGAGCCAATATCCTGTAACAGCATTCACAGGTTTGATTCTGACACCAGGAATATTAGTGATGGTGCTGTTGTTTACGCCGCTCACCCAGCGGAAGATACCTCCACCTGTAGTTGTATTGCGATCAAACGCCCCAATAACATGTGAGGAGTAAGTTGTGGAATTCGCAAGATCCCAGAAGTGTTTATAGAATGCCATGGTTGTTTAGATGTATTTGTTGTTTACAAAGATTGAGTCTGATAATATGATTTTTGATTCATCGAAGAACTCTGCATAACGGTGACGTGGAATCAATCCAGTGTACCATCTTGCAGCTCCGAATATGTTACGACCATCGTATATTTCCTTAAATTCCCAAGTCATCACATCTTCAATAGGAGTAATATCACAATCTACCCCTGAAGGTATTCCACCTTGGGTACGGAACTGGGCGTTCTGAGGCAACCAAGGTACGTTTTCAACATAAAGATGAGGATTCGGATAATTCGCAACTACATATGCGTTTCCTTCCACAACGATCATGCTGGAGGTTCCGCTGGATGTGATATAAAGTCCATCGATTTTTGCAAAACCTGTGGACATATAAAGATATATCAATGCTCCTTGGAATGCAGGATCTGAACTCAATGCCACACCGAATCCTGTATAGTTGCGGATCTGAACATTGTTTATCTCATTAGGCGTAGACATAAAAGGTTGATTGACATACAGACCGTAAATCATCAATGAAAGAGTGGCGCATTCATAATACGCTACCCTTGCAGTGGAATAGGATGTGAATCCTGTTACAAACGCAGCAACGTTTTCCTGACACTTCACTGTACAGTTCGTATAAGTGATGTCATTGCAACGGTTGTTTACATTAGTGGCAATCTTATCTATGAAACCAGCAAATGTTACGTTTTCAGCGTGACAATTGGTGACAGTGGCGCGGTTGATATTTGCCAGTATCAATCCTGTCTTACAGTTTAGGAAACGGCAATTTTCAAATATGACATTTGTAGCATTATATAACTCTACACAGGTCATTGCAGCACCTCTGCAATCAAAATTGATATTCCTGAATATGATACTGCAAGATTTGTTGTCCAGCGGATTGTTCCTTTTGATAAGAGGAATGTCCGTACCTAATCCAGCTGATGTGTTAGGACGTATGGTAATACCGTTTCCCTCAATGATCAGTACTTTGGAAAGGTTACCCAGGAAATTAGGTGGGATAACTACGGTGGAAGCAAGTTCCAACACATCACCTCCCAGTCCTGGTGCACCAGCTGTCTGTTCAATACTGATTGTTGTATAATCTACATTGCTAAGTGCCATATCAGCAACAGCAGTTGCAAAAGTTGCCGCGTTTGTGGCTATGTATTTGTTTACAGACATGTTATATGACCTTTATGTATTTGATTAACGAGAATGCTGCGGCGGCAATTATCAAGACCACAAGACTTATGAAGTATAATTTTTGATGCCGTAACTCTTTTTCAAGTTTTTGGATGTTCACCATGTGGGTTTCTATCACACCTTTTTGATGGCTGATTTCATTCTCTCTGGTTTCAATATCCATTTTGAGTATGTCTTCGTATTTCGTATCCCTGATGTAATTATCCACCCTTTCAATTACTTTCCTGGTGCGTTCCTTGATGACTTCACTTATCATCAGATAACCCTCTTCCACACGTATCCAGGTACCTGAAGCCAGCACTGTATCAAACTCACACTCAGTACCTACAAATATAGTGTCTGAATTGATTGTAGTGTATATGTATGTCGTATCTTTTATGGTGGTCACCTTGGTAGTGTCGTTCACACAATAACCGCGTCTAACTACCTCCTGAGCAACCTGCTCGAACTTCTCATTATCCTTGAGAACCTTCTTCACAGGGTTGCAAGACAGCATCAATATCGCTGATATGTAGATGAGGTATTTCAAATAGACTTTTCTTTTGGTTTAGGTACTTCAAGTTCGTCTTCCTTTTTAGCGATCATCTTGTACCAAGGAATCGGTATTGGATTCTTATAGGATATTGGTTTGGTTGTATTACAAACCTGTTGTCGGACTCTGTCAATCTCCTTCTCCAACATGTCAATCTTCATTGTAGAGGCAGCGTCACGCGCCAGTAATGTCTTGACATCTGTTTTAAGTTCGGATAATTCTGCCCACAACATGACTCCTAGTATGGTGATCAACCCTGGGGTGATGTATTCTTTGATCCTGGATACAACAGGATCCTTACCTGAACTGCTCATTTCCTATTAAATACATATATATTACAATTAGAATTTAATAAAAAAAAGCTTTAAAAACAAGTGTTTTGCTTTCTTATTACGATATTGCATCTACAAGGCGTAGGTGCTTAGTACCTTAAATCATTAACCTAATTCATTATGAGAGAATTGTTTCAGCTGTTCAAAGACAATGAACTGACTCCGAACGGCTATTATGTTTTGCATTGTATTGAAAACAATGTAATTATGGATTTGAATCTGGCATACAGCACAGAAATGCATCGACTAAAACTCCAGGGATTTCTGGATGAAAAATCAAACCTTACCGAAAAAGGAATTATGGTTCTAAACCAGATAAATAAGGTAGAACCTAAAAAGACCAATAAAGAAGCTATTACAGCTGACTTTAAATCTAACTTATTGAAGTACAGAGAATTATTTCCAACAACAAAAGAAGCAGGAAGACCTGTAAGAAGTACACTTGTGGATTTGGAACCCCGTATGCAGTGGTTCTTCAGGACTTATACGGAATATACTTGGGATATGGTTCTTAATGCAACCCAGAAGTACATTGAATCACAAAGCGGGGATTACAGGTATTGCATGACCAGCGCCTATTTCATCAAGAAAGATGACAAAAATCGTAGTACATTATCTACGTTAGCTACATGGTGTGAAGCTGAGAATGACGAACAACCTGATTCTAACCCATTTGTAGGATTTAACAGATTAGTCTGATAACTCATGGAAAACGACAACACAGTAAAAAAACTAGAGTTTGTTCTCAAAGTAGAGGTAGAAGGTGAAGATATCCGTGTAGGACTTTATAACCTGGAAGATGTATTTGATGTGGAAGAAGACAATACGGAGCCGCAAGGTCCCGTATTGTTTCATTCTGGATCGACAACCTACGGTATGGAGTACATCAGCACTACTACCGCGGAGATATCCAACATAACCTGGATAATACCTATTGAATACGGCACCCCTGAAAAAGAGTAAGGGTCCTCCAAAGAGAACCCCTACAACCCAGTGACAGATGAGCCGTCACAAAAGTAATCAATGCTCGCCGTAATGACAAGGCATCACTTTCGCTTTTGGGTTCACATTTGGTTTTACACCATTGCTACCTGGTTGTTTTTGGACTGAAACCTTGGGATTCAGACCTACAAAAGTTCCATTGCTGCCAGGAACCTTTTGTACTGTTGCTTTTTGGTTCTTCATGATTACATACCTTTTTTGCCACCAATCTTGTACTTACCACCCATACCCATCTTTTTAGATGTACCACCTTTTCCCATTTTTGAGTTGGTACCACCCATCATCATCTTTTTTTTACCACCTTTAGCTAAGTACTGTTTGTTTTCACCAGTACCTGCTCCTGTTTTTGATTTAGACATTCCCATTGTTTTGAGTTTTAATTAGTTAGAAATTATTTTTTGCGTTTATTCTTCTTAGCTCCCGCGATGCGGTCAGCTGCTGTGATCTTATCATAAGGAGGAGCTAAAGCTGCAAACTTTTTAGCTTTAGTGGTACCACCTTTCTTGTACATAGCATAGTTGCTCATGGTATCACCTGAGATAGCCATAGGTTCTTTTGGTGAACGTTTATCTAATGTAGCACGTTTGGGGATACCCGCGGTACTCTTTGTTGACTTTCCTGTTTTTCTGGCGGGTGAAGTCTTCGCCTTTCCTTTGTTCTGTGACATGTTATTTCTTTTTACGCATTTTACCTAATGTTTGAGCGAGTGCAGCTTGACGTTTGGTACGAGTACTAGCCTTACTACCTTCTTTTAATACGGATTTAGCATATGCTGCAGTAGACTTACCTGCCGCTTTGGCTTTAGCTGTAAACGCACCTGGACGTTTGATAGCTTTCTGGATCCACTTTTCAGCCATGATTATTTCTTCTTAGGAGTATTGACGATACCACCCATGACTGCCTTTTGAAGATCCTGGGTTGCTTTCAATACATCACGCATTAGACCTTTATCCTTTTGGATATCCGCCGCGCGTTTAAGAGTGTCCATAGCGGACTGGACTTTCCAGTTACGCTCTTCCTTGGAAATCTGAACTTTGGGGGTTGACTTTGATTTTGCCATGATTTGGTTGGTTTAGACCGTAAATATAATTAGCAATTCCATTTTCGCAAAGACTTATTAATCCTTGAGTTAGGATCATTAGCAGTCTTAGCTGAGGTCAGCCTCTTTTTCATACCTGACATTCGAGCGCAAAATGACTTCCTCCTTTTGGCGTCCTTGCTCCCCTTCTTGATCTTGGAAGGTTTGGTGGTGACTGCTGTCTGAAGTTTGCTTCCAGGGTTTGCTCTCCTGTAGGATGCGACACCTTTTGCATTCAGACCACCCTTGGGATCTTTCCCTTCTTTGCGTTGCCATGCTGCGGACTTAGCCATGGTTATTTTTTTGATTTAGCTTTAATCTTACGCTCCTGCTTAAGCATCTGAGCTGTAGGTTTCTTACCTGATCCTTTGTTGGCGCGGATATTATCCCACAATCCCCTTTGGGAGTAGGAGCCATCAGCACGCTTGATCATCTGTTTCTTTTTCATGGACAAGCTATCTGTGTAAAGTAATAATAAGTTCCTGGTAATACTGCTGATTCAAAGTATGGTCCTGAGAATGGAGGAGCATACCATGTATTGAACACTCGTATTTGGAAATCACCACCTGGCAAAGTAGTTACCTGCGCAGTACAACTTCCTCCATACAGAGCTTGATATATTGTTGTCAAGTGATTTGTAGAAATTACATTATCAGCAAGATCCAATGGACCAAACACATAGTTGTTATAGAAGTCTATTTTCGTACTACCATTTGATTCAAGTAAGTTAGCCAAGTATTGATCGCTGGCAGGAATCACAACTTCCATGCAACCAGGTTGACAGGTTGGATTTGGAGCAAACCATTGCGCTGGTTTTTGTATGATTTGAACTCCTGGACCTACATCTATTACTGGAATATCCGCATAACCGATAAGTACATTGAAAGTAAAATATCTAAGTCCAGATAGAGCATCAACCACACTAAACCCAAATCCACCTAACAATCCACCAATAGTGACATAGCTTGCTGGATCATCCGCATCGAGTCCATTGATTGTATATCCTGAAGTAGGATAGGGTACTGCTCCATAGGAATTCCAGTAACATGGATCACATGTAGGTATGGGATATAGATTAACCCCATAACAAGTAAGAAATGTAGGCAGATACTGAAAAGTACTTTGTAAAGGAGTCAAAGGAGAGTATCCAACATCATATGCTCCACACACTCCTAAAGTAAATGAACCATTGAATGTATCGGAAATCACCAAAGGAGTTATCTGGGGTCCAAATATTGCAGTTAATACTTTTCCTAAATCTGGCTGATTTGATAAGTTAATAGCTGGAGTAAGAAGGATATCATTTGGAGCAGCTCCTATTGTTAAAAGTTGATAATCAGAATCACTGTATGGAAATACTCCACAGGTTCCATATAAAAGCGTATGTTGATATGCCTGATCAGTATTGAAAACACAACTGACTTCACTCCATACTAAAGGAATATCATAACTAGGTTGTGCTTTTGTTTCAAAGTGCGCACCCCAGTTTGGAGGTGTGGGTGACTCTATGTATATGTTCAATACATCACGCGCTGGACCACAATTCCCCCAAACCAGATAACCAAGACCTTGTAAGTCAAGGAATAAAAAGGTCCAGTCTCCAGATACTGAACTTGCCAAAGTTGCAGAAGTATCTATATCATATATTCCAATATTACTAAAGTTTCCTCCGTAAGGAGAAGGGATTGTTGCTGTATATACACAAGAAGCAGGAGCAAATGATATGCACTTGAACAGCTGCGCCTTATGCCAAGGGTATATCATGTACTTGTATTTACCCTCATTAAGCAATCTCCAAGCAGCAGCTGGTTGGTTGTTGTCACCGTAGACTACCAGCTTCTCATACAGCTTGCGCATCTTACGATAGTCCCAATTATAGACACCACCCCTTGGACCTCTCCAAGGCATAGACCGCATCTTATTAATGCAGTTCCACAACTGTTGTTTTTCAGTAGGGGTCATCTACCTTGTCCTCGGTATTGTTTCTTATATAACTTGCTGGATTTCAGCTTACTAGTCTTAGTCTTAGCATGAATGCCAGGTCTATTGACTTCGCTCTTGACTACTGTCTTGACGCTTTCGGATTTCTTAGGTTTTGCCATACACTATAATATAAGCAAAATTTGTTTTAGAATCAACACAATCAATTAGTTCTTAGGTTTAGTCATTTCTTTTGCACGTGGTTCAGGATCATAAGTATCTATTACGTTGCTTATACCCAGTAGGTCATATAAGTTTTTCAAAACCTTGGGATCTCCCTCTTCAAAGTAAATGGTGTCTTTCTTATAGAAACCAAGTTCATATGATCGTTCATCGCCAGTAAGTTGATAATCTGCAAAATAATATAGGTTGTTCAACAGATTGGCAAGCGTTTCACCTTCTTTGAAAGCTGTGGTAAACTGACCAAAAGTCGTAATATAATCCTGAAGTTTTCCGATAACTGGAGCTGGAACCATGGAACGGGTTTCATTGGTTGCTTTAATCAACGCTCTGTATAACTGAAGTTCTGCCCACGTTAATTCGTCGTCCTCATCTCTTTCCCACAATGCAGCTCTGAGTACTATATACAATTGCATTGCGAGATAACCCATCAGAAGCTCCCTTGCAGCGGAAGATGCTCGGGACCTATAAGCATCTGAAACATCTATACCTGTAGGTAATGCTTCTCGTATACCTTTGGATAATTTTCCTCCACCTAATGCACTTAGTCCTGGGAATGAAGCAATGCCGTCAACAATAAAAGACTTGGTTGCTTTGACTATACCATAATACTTAACCATTCTCATAGTAGCTACCCACCATCCCATGTATGCTTCATTGGTAGCCCATCCATAAGATGATCCAACTCCTTTATAGGTATCACTAAATGCTCCTTGGAACCTAGCAGACAAGGCAGGTACCAGATATTTACGATAAAACTCAAATAATGAACCTGCAATGGTAGAACCAAAACGAGTTCTTGTATCGTTTGAGTAGTTACCTTGGAACCTGTATATCTCAGTCATTATCAATACTTTCAAATCCTCAACCTCTTTCATTGTAAGGTTTACATCTTTTCGGATTGCGATTGTATTATTATCCAGTTTGAAAGCATCTATTCCATTGACATACACGGTGTTACCTGAAGAATCTTTCTTTATCTTCTTTACCCCGTTTTCTATAAGGGGATTACCTTCAGCATCAGTTTCAAAAACCTCATATCTACGGTTTATCAATATCATCAAAGCAGTGGTTACACCGATTTCAACCTCACCTTTATCCTGAATCATCATTGATAAATCTCCCACATTGAACGTTCTGTTTGCCAACCTACGCATCTTACTTGCGGTATTGGCGTCCATCATCCTATCCAGGTTTTTTGTCAATGGATTGAGGAAACGAATCAGTTTGGTTTCAAATCCAGTATCTGATATCTTACCCCAATCACGCATCATTGCAGGCATGAACCGCATGTAAAACTCCTTCTTTGCTTTGAGATAATCACCCTCAGTAGCGTGACGGGTTGAAGAAAGAGAAAGGTACTGCTGTATGTTACCTGATATAAGGTTACCAGCTTGAAGACCTACGTCAAAAGCCATACGACCGAATGCGGCAACACCTGTAAGTATCCTCAGGTTTTTTCTATTGAGTACATTGTTCTCCTGTTCGAACGCTGATGCTTTTTCATAAAGCTGACCGAATACAAACTTATCCTTGTTGTACTCTATCTGCTCAATGATTATGTTCAACTTTGAAGCATATGCGGCTGCTTGTTCATTGGTTTTACCCATATTATTCAACCTGCGCTGTTCTTCCTTCAACCAATCGACTGACGAACTCATTATCACATTCAACTGAGCCATCTGCATATTGAGATAATATCCAGCATTCCAGTTCACAATTGATTCTATACCATTGGTTGTTGTAAGGTCTGCGGATACTTCATAGTTCTCTTTGAAAATAATCCTGTTCTGACCTGCAAGACCAGACTCATTTGATGCCTTTTCAAATTCACTCTGGGTAGCATTGAGTTCATCAACTTTTGATTTCATCTCCCGTACTGCACCTTCCATTCCTTTTGAAACCAGGTTGTCAAATCCAAGCTGTTGTACAAAGGGTAAACTGAATCCCAAAGGGGTTCCACTTGCATTCTTTTGTTTATTAAGAAACTGCTCAACAATCCATTTGGAATAGAAATCCGCAGCTGTTTTGTTTGCAAGTATCGCTTTGAACTTAGGATTGGCATACTTTGCATCCTTTGACACCTCGAACATATTGGTTTCAGGATTCATACGTATACCTTTTGGCATAGGATAATTCCCACGAGCAAACCTATTCTTTACAAATGACTCTTGATATTCAGGATTATATGCATTGTCTTTCAATACTTTGATCCTGTATTTTTTATTAGGGACAAGTTCTATGTCCTTTTCATTAGCTGGGATATAGTGGTACAAGTATTGATTCCATTGTTCATTCAGGGTAAGTCCTTTAGCAATATCGTCCCGATCATTTGAGAATTTGTTTTTGCTATGCTTGTTGAAGAATGTTATAAATTCATCTACATGTCTATTATACTGATTCTCTTCATCAAGTATCTTATCCAAAAATGCTCTGTCAACAGATTCTTTCTGGTCACGTTCCCTGTATAATTCTTGCAAATTGTTATATGAACGAACCGCTTGCATTCTTTTTTCCTTATAGTCCTTCATGAAATCAGAACGAAGCACCTCTTTGCGTAAAGTACTTAACTGAGCAAACAATGCTTTCTTTCGAGCTTGTATATCTGGATCAAACTCTTCATTTTCATTTTGTTCACGGAGTTCATCTTTGCGTACTTCACGTTGACGTTCAAGTTCTTCGTAACGAAGTATCTCGTCATCGGATAAGTATTTGTAATTAAACTTACCACGTACATAGGCTTTTGACCTAAGTTTGGCCATCTCCTTATTGATATCTTGCAGCTCTTGGTCTTGTGTTCCCAATTCCGCAAGTTTTTCATATATCGCTGAAACCCTGTCGTTCCATTCTTCAGTAGCTACATAATCGCTATTGTTTTTATGGAACATTTCTATTGCCTTGGGATTACCTTCAGCTTCTATCGCTGAAAGTCTCTTTTGCCAAAAGTTCCAGTTAGGTCGGAAAACATAATACTCTTGCAGTTTCTTATACACATCCATGGCTTCAGGATTCTTTTCACGTAAATCGGAAAGTATCCTGGATATCTGTGATTCAAGATTATCTATTTGATCCTGTTGCAAATCCGTAAGATAGGCATCACTTCCTGCGCTTCTTATGATTGCAGAGATTGCATCTTGAAGTTCGGTTATTTCAGCTATTTCAATACCACTACCCATTTGAAGCATGAGAACTTCTGGTTTGAGAATCGTATTGGTTTCAGCTATCTTCCATAATACAAAATCCCTTCTTTTTTCAGCAAGTTCGTTACGTAAACTATCCCTGTTTTCACGAAGCTTATCCAATACGACATCCTCACCACCATTATTGATTTCGGAATTCAATTCATCAATCTTTTCATTAATGTTTTTCATTGAAACAACGTAGTCGTTATAGGTGCTGTAAAACTCTTGACTTACAGGATCTACAAAACGTCTTACCTTTTTTGTCTCAGTAACCTTTCCGTCTTTGTCATAACCTATGGGTACTTCCACTTCCTCTACGATGAAGTTGTTGGCATTTGCCAAACCACCCATCGAGTTTATGAAATTCTCTTTGAACTTGTCTATGTTGAGAGAGTCTGCCCAGTTGAGAAATTCACTTCTTCCTCTTTCCTTCATCAAAAACATATACTTCCACATCGCGGAAATGATAAGTTCAGAGTTTGCATTCGCTCCAATCAAGTCATCAGCAGTAGCAGGTCCAATGGTACTTCCTTGTATCGTACTGCCTAAGTGAAAAGGATGATCCGAATTGTTAAATATACCATCCAGATACGTATCGATTGTCTGATCATTCAGCTCATTGAGTTCAATCATTTTACGAATCTCTTCAGCTTTCTTTTCATACGTCTCCAAACGCGTTTGAGAAGGAAGTGAATCGCTTCCAATCAGACCTTTCAAGAACCGCATTGCCTTGTATCCCATGGACTGGTCATTCATGGTGCCGTTTTTGATCTTGGCAATCTGTTCCTCAAGGAACTTGAGTTGTGGTTCCAAAATAGCTTTCATCTGACCGAAAACACCTGCAGACGCCAATCCACCTTGTGTTTCTTTAATGATTGCTTTGATTACGTTCCGTGAAGTCTTATAGTAGATGTTACTTACATTGATAATGTCATTCTGTATGGTGGAAAGAAAATCCATTATTTTCTTTTTGACATCTTCTTCGAGTTCAGTGACGGAACTTATTGAGGTTTGGAACATCTCAATAGTGGTTGCCATGCTACTGAAGTTCTTCATGTAAGACTGCAGTGTTTGCATTGCCTCATTGTTCTCCTTGGAACCCAATTCATATATCTGAGGAATGTCAATCTCACGTATTTTCTCTTTCATGAAGGTTATTTCAGAAACCATCACATCCAATGCAAGGCGTATGAGATTTGCCTTGGAGAACTTGGTATCGGCAAGTCCTGAAGATTTTATGCTTGTACGGACTGCGATTATACTAGACTGTCTTTTGGTGATGGCATCAACCATCTCTATACGTGTTTCCTCGTCTATCTGCTTGTTCTGCTTTACAGTTTGTTTTTGCTTATCCAAAGACTCATATTGCTCTTTTGCAAGTTGATCCAATCTTTCCAAAAGGAGTTTTTGAGAATCCTCGCTTATATGTGAAAAAGGATTGTCAGAACCTTTGGGATCATTTGGAAGAGAGGTATCACTCGATATGTCATCTTGGAAACGGAAGCTATTACGAGCCGCCATTTCTATTTGGTTTGCATTAACAGGTTGATTATTGATATCATAACCTTGTCCTTGTCCCATCAGTTCCTGCTCATTGAACTTACTGTATTTGTATCCAGCAAGTTGCACTGACTCAGGGTTTTTTGGATCACCTAGGTACTTATATGCTAACGCCCATACGGTTCTACCATTGACGTTTAAGTTAAGCCTGCGTAGCATCTCTGAGTATACAGCCAGCTGCATATGGTATTTGCTTAAAGCATTCCGTGAACGTATTTCAGAAAACAACATGTTGGCTCCAGGTTTATAGTTTCCTTTGAACGTGTCGTTTTTAATGAACGTAGCTATTGGAAACACATCAAGATTGGCTACACCGCCTTCAGTCTTTTTTGTTTTCAAATCGACTATCTCAATGTTACCTTTTAAGTCTACAGCCAAGATGTCAAATCGACCTAGTACATAGTTTCCACTAAGGTCTTGCTGTACCACACTTATTTCAGGAAGCAGGATCTTATTCTCATTCAAAAGATCCGACATGGATGTAGCTATTTCGATAGCTGCATTACGTAAAACATTCACATCATAGTTTTCAAACATGATAAGGTCTTTGTTCTTAGCATAGAACTTATCAAAGAAGTCAGTGGTTGAAAGTATGATATTGGGTTTTATACCTACACCTGCATATTCATTCTGCAGTTCCTCCACCATATAGTGGAAGAAGTTACCGAAGTTGGCACCGAGTTTAGTGGTAAAATCATTAAGGATTTGAGTGTCTTCGGAACCTATGTATTTGGTTACACCAATGGTAAGAACCCCTTGTTCCAAAAGACCTATCTTATACTTTACATTCTCCTCAAGGGTATTGATTACTTTCAATACTTCCTTATATTTGGTCTTAGCAACCGTACTGCCTGCAGGTGTCTTGGAAGTAATTCCTGACAATAACTCCCTGGTTTTTTGTAATGCTGCTAGTTCACTCTGAGCCTTTTCGAGGTTAAGTTCCTTTGCAGTCTTCTTTTTGTTTTTTGGTACTGCTCTATCCAAATCCTCCCTGTCTTCAGGATTGAAGTCAGCTCCTTCCACATTATCCGTACTATAATACAAATACGGATCAAGCTCTGTCGCATCGAACACCATACCGTCGGTATTGATCATCTGCGCAATTGTTGAAAGCTTTGTTTCGGGAAACAACTCCTTTATGTCAAGTAAGTTCGACAACCACTCGAAAAACCTTTCTATGAGTTTTGCAACAGCGGACTTTTTCCTTCCTTCAGGAGCCTGTTCGAGTTCTGTTTTCATCGCTGCGGCAAGATTCTTTGATAAGAATTCATGCTTGGCAATGGTTTCAGCATCAGCCATCCGTTTACCTGAATAATACCTTCTCAGGTTTATTATCTGACCTGTGAATCTTTCATCATCTTTGAAAGCATTGAACAATCCAGTGAACAAAGCTGGACGGTCTTTACGAAGAATCTCTACGAAAACGTGCATTACTTCCTCGATTGCATCCTCTGGTATGACCCTTCCTTCCACAAGAAAGATCTTGTTGTTTCGAACAAAAGCACGTACTGAAGAAACAGGTTCGTAGTGGTTATTTTGATCAAGCTTGTCTGGACTGACCCATTCGTATGACAATCCTTTGAACTTACCTACCAGGTAATCCATCATCGGATTGATTCGCTGTTTCTGCAACTGAATCTCCTGTTTGGAGTAATTGATAGGACCTTGATTCTTAAAAGTAGGAAGAAACTTCAAACGCACCATTCCAGGTAAGGAGGAGGTGCGGTCAAAATCTATTTTGATATGTGGGAACTTTTTCTCGAATGCTGCTCTGAATCTTTTTGCTTTGGCTTCAGATTTCCATGGATCTTGACCTGGATGGAATTCAGGCCAGTTTTGGAACTGTTCTCTCAGTATCTTATTAATTTCCGAAGGAAGATACAGGATGTTCTCCAAAAGAGGTTCACCATTCTGATCCAGCTTCAAGGTAGTGACACCATTTATCCAATCACCATGTCGCTGTATGAACTTATTATTATATGCTATCGACCACATCCGTAATGCAGCTGTTTCATCCCGTTCAAAGTAATCCAATGCACTTTGGTATAAAAGCGAAGGTTTTCCATTGGGAGCTAACACCTGCTTATCGCTGCGGGTGCTCTCATCATATATTATTGCACACTTTCTATTAGCCATTATCTATTATGGATTTGTACATCTGTTTTTTTCTTCTTCTATCTGATTGTCCATATCATCGATTGTGATTCCATCAGGTCTGTTTTCCAATGGATTATACTCAGAATTCACCAGATCATATACAAATATATACGATTCCCCTTTTATAAAGCCTTCAAATCTTGGATCATTTTTCAAAGACTCCCAAGTTGGAATATTCAATATTTTGGTGGCGAAACTATCAAACCTTTTTGGATCATTTTTAAACACAACCTCATAGTACGTATTATCCAATGGATTGTACTGAACAATCTTTTGCTGACGTGGATCAAATATATAACGATAATATTGCTCCTGTGTGGTTATTTTGGTACCATCCAACCTGGTAAGTGTCCTTCCTGCAATCATAGTAATAGGTGTATCGCTTTCGGACAGCTGATACGCCTTATTGATCTGAGGTACTACAGCTACTGACTCAGGGAGCTTTATCTGCTTCATGATTGTAGTAGACTGAGGTTTGGTATTGATCATGTTATGAATCTGGGCACCTTGCTGATTGTTAAAAGCTAACGGAGAAATCTTTAAAGTACCCTGTTTTACAACTGTTTCATACTCGGCGGACTTCCCTTTCAGTTCCAATGCTTCATTTCCATAACCCATTTCTGTTTCCAAACGAGTATGTATGAATTTCTTACCTACTGATTCACCATCTATTTTTTTCAGCACCATGAGTTGACCGTATATGTTGCTCTTATAAAGTGGGAATATGAAGCCGTCTTTGAAGTCACCTTTTATATCAGCAGCTGCCAAAAGACTTCTTACATTCTTCGCATCTTCTTCAGAAACATCTGGTATGCTTATAGTAAGTATTCCGTTGATATCTGGAGTATAAAGATCATACATGTTAGCTTTGGCATTTGCAGCTAATCCACCTTTGGTTTGAGGTCTGTTTAATGTTACTTTTACTTCATTGTCTATCTTATTTTTGAATTCCTTTTTGGCAATGATAAATTGATGGTTATCAGGAGCAACTGTTTCAAAGAATTGCACAAACTCTTCATCTGAAATGTCTTCAAACTTATCTCTTCTTATTGCACTTACTTTCTGTTCAATAGACTCTTCATTCAATCGTAAGCTTATGATTTTGGATATCGATTCAGTAATAAGATCGTCCAGTTTCATTCCTCCAAAAGTATCGGAGAATATGGAATCGATTGCAGTCTGATATTCCGCTTCTGCTGATTCAGGAAAACTTAATGTACCGTCTTCATTTTCAATAGGTTGATGCTTTGACATGATTGATTTGTCCAAGTTCACCAGATTGCGTTGCAATTTCCATATCCCGTCTGCCATTGGTCTGGATAAGAATGAAGGAAGAAGATCATAATATCCTCCTACTACGGTATTACCACCAGCTTTTATCATACCATGATACGCAATCCTGAATGCTCTTATCTTTTCATCTGGATTAGGTGACCCTAATAAGAACATCAAATCAGTAAACGCCTTTTCTTTTCCACTAGGTCCTAGTTTAGAAGTGGCTATTTCAAGGACTTTCATTCCAGACCTAGGAGGTCCTATAGGCACTGTCTTTATAGCATTCAAAAACTCATTATTAGGATAAGCCTTGAGTAACATATGATAATCTGATACAACCTGTCCTCCTAAGAAATTCTTTGGATCCAATTGTTCCAAATATATTTGTGCTGCGATACTGTCTTTCTTTTGTTCAAATGCTGAGCGTTGTATCTGCATGGCGATGAATGACTTCAAATCACTTCGAATTTCATTCACATCATACCCATATATGGTACTAAACAATGAAACCAATCCTTTCATAAAACTGGTTCGTTCCATCATTATTATTTTGGATACATTGTCCATATAAATCAACGAATTCATATTCTGTTCAAGTATGGGATAGGTCTTGAACAGTTGATCTATAGTGGATTTACTGAAGAAGTTGAGTTTTCCAGACTTGGCTTTCTCATAATCGTTGATCAGTCTATCAAACCTGTCAAAGTCTGGACGCAAAGCCTTTAAAGGATCTGTCAGCTTGGTTATGCTAAAACTTATTTCATTACCGAACTTCGTATAAGCATAAAACTCATTGAGCAATATCAGGTTCTCTATATCTGTTGGCAGGGACATTCCTTTGGAATCCTCAATCCTATAACCGAAATTATCAATAGGTATGACTCCACTCTTTATTTGCTCCTGGGTATCTGGCTTCACATCATCATGATATATGATTTTGTAAGAATTTGAAACCAGCTTGTCATTGGACATTATTCCAAGGCTTATCAACTGCGGCTTAAGCTCTTTTTTCATACTGGTGATCTTATCCTCTACAAACTTCAAGAGTGATTTCCTGTATCTGCGTTGTGTAGTTTGATAAGCACTTCCGTATGTCTGGTTATATTCGTTTATGATTTCATTGATTACAGGCAAAGACTGGAACATGATTGCTGCCATTTTGGGAACTCCTGATGCAAGCATCGAAGCAAGTATCGGAGTAGTGGTCCTGTTCATATTCAATGGTCCAGGAAACGGATTGTTTGCAGCATCTGTGTATATACCTATAAGACTTCCCACAAGCTGTACAGAATTATTGACTATTTCATTTGTCTGGACTTTCTTGAGTTTAGTCGAGGTCTTTCCAGTCTTTGGATTTACTTCAACAACTTCCTGGTAAAACGAATCCGTTATGTTGGATTCCATTTTTGCATTGATTGTTGCAAGCATGCTTACACCCTTATTGAAACTGGCGGATATACCCACTGAATCTTTTGCTTCGGAGTTCAAGGAACGTGCTACACCAAGAGCCGTAGGAGTGTACAGATTCTGTTTGTTGTATATTTCTTTTTCACTTAAACCTCTCCGCTCAACAGCATTCCTATAGTCATCAGTTACTGCATCTGCACGCATTCCAGTATCAGCGAAGAACCTGTCATATACCTTCTCATTCGATAGAATCTTTATCTTGGCATCAAGTGTTTCATTCAGAATAACCTCAGGTACAGGATTTGTCTTGGTTTCAATGATGTATTGAGCAAGTTGTCCAGGAGTCGCAGGTAAAGATGATGACTCAAGTTCACGAAGAACATTACCTGTGGCAATAAGTCTTTGGAAGGTTTTGATTATCTTTTCATTTTCCTTAGTCTCAGGCTGTTCGAGGACTGATGCGTTTTTATTGAAGTATTCCTGTATTTTTCCTCCTTCAAAGTATTCACCAAAGGCGATTGCAGACTCCTTCATGTAATCAGTTTGGTTCTTGATCTTACGAACCTGCTCCGATATCTTGTCTTCAAGAAGCTCATCGTTACTCATTGATATCAAATACTCGACAAACTTTGCGTCGCGAGCACTCATACCGTATTCTTTCTCATAATGGCTGTACTCACCGTATGGTACTCTTGTTCCGTCTATGGAATAGTATGAAGCTTTGATATAAGCGTACAACGTATCGATGTCAAAGTCGGATCCAGCTAACAAATGGATCTGGAAAGGTGCTGCAATGCCACTACCATAAGCTTCGTCCATATAGTCAACCACCTTGGCTACAAACATGCTTCGTCTGTCCTCTGTAGGTATACGTGTTGCAAAGAACTCAGACAAATACTTTTCCAGGAACACCTGGTCTACCTTTTCGAGTTCCTTAGGTACTATTACCTCGAACGTATACTTCTTTATCTTTTCGTTTGTCTTGGGATCAACCACCTCTTCGATGCTCATATTCAAGAATCGACTGGTAGCCTTTTCATATTTCCTACGGTCGCGATTGTAATCGGCTCTTTTCACAACCTGTCCATCCATTTCCATTACAGGGAATAGAATAGGACTTACGTGGTAATATTTGCGACCTTCTATCTTCTTATCGTACAAGTTTTTATTGAACATGCTGAAGAAGTAGAACACCATGATCCTTTCCAACCTAGGCATATCAGGAGGATTGATTGGTTTTTGGTCTTTGGTTGTATCCAACTCAAAGTATTGAAGCAAACTGGCATCCGCACCTTGTTCCTTAAGTCCTGCTGATATGCTTGCATATAGCTTCTTGATGATGTTCTTATCATTGGTATTGAACATCCTCTTCATACGTTCGGTCTGAGACTTTACAAAATCAGCCAGACCTTCCTGGTATGCTTCTAACTCATTACGAATGCTCTTGTACCTAGGATCATCCTTACTCATTTGACTTATAAGCAACAACTTCTGCTGAATGCCTGATGTCACTCTTTTGGCAATCTTGGATGTTTCAATCTGTAGGTAAGTCAAATCATTAGGAATATTCTCC